AGTTGTGGGATTGTCTAGCGTGACACTGCCTGTCAGCGTCAACACAAAGTTCTGGTTTGCACCGAAGTCTAGCGTGATGTTACCAGTGTTAGTTGCATCAGTGTCGGTTGTTGCAACGGCAGTGCCAGTGATTGTCACGCCTGTGGCTGTGGTGGCAAATTTGGGGGCGTTGTCGTAGTAAAGAGTTACTGCGCCGTTTGTTGTGAAAATAGCTTTGTTTTCACTAATCGCAGCGTTTGTGAAAGTAATGTTGTTGTCAGCACCAATTAACAAATCTCCAGTGCCAGCATCTATTATTTTTGAAAAAGAACCATCATGAAAAATCTGCAAGTCAGAACCAGCACCGAAGATGGCCTTGACATTATCCGCGAAAGACAAGTCACCCGCTGATTTAGAATCCGCCACATCGCTACGAAGGAACTGTGTGCTATCTATACCGTCAAGGGTTACAGCATCTACATTAGCAAGGCTGAATGTTCCATATCCAATAATATTAACTGAATCTCCGGAACTTGCGGCAGTAGCTAAAATAATTGAAGTACCATTAGTTGCTGTAAAATCTGTTGATACTACAAGCTTAACACCGTTAAGATATACATCTACAAATCCAACATCGTATGTAGCTGGAAACACAGTTGTTGAGCCGGTATAGCTACCACTTGAAGTACCTACAACATAATTATATCTTTGACTTGTACCGTTTACAGATGAGCCTGCGGCCTGCCAACTACTCCCGTTATAAACTTTCATCATATCGGTTGAAGTATCAAACCACAAATCACCTTCAGTTGGGCTGCTTGGTGCAGTTGCTGAAATAAAATACGTATTTGCAAAAGCATTAATATCAGTTAAGTTTGTTGCAACTGTATTTACATTTGTAATATCATTTGCAACCGTATCAATATTTGTTTGCTCAGCAGCTGTTGGTGAAATAAATAGCCAAGAAGTTGTGCTAAGATCATATACTTTCATACGGTCAACAGTTGTATTATAGTATAATGCACCATCAGTTAAAGCGTTTCCATCATTATCCAATGTTGGGTCAGATGCTTTAGATCCAAGATACCGATCATCAAATTCATCTACATAACCGGCGGCTGCTGTTTCAGAAGCAGCTGCTGCAGTAGCTGAAGCCGCTGCATTTGTTTCAGATGTTGAGGCAGCAGTTGCAGAGTTAGCTGAGTTAGTAGCACTTGTAGCTGCATTAGTTTCGCTAGAAGCTGCTGCTCCTGCTGAACTTGATGCCGCTGAGGCCGAACTTGCTGCATTTGTTTCAGCTGTTTCTGCATTTGTCTCAGCAGTTTCTGCTGCTGTTTGTGCATTAGCAGCACTGGTTGCCGAGGTGGCCGCAGCACTTGCTGAGTTACTTGCATTAGTAGCAGAGGTTGCAGCAGATGTAGCCGAAGAAGCCGAAGCCGTAGCAGAGTTAGCTGAATTAGTTGCGCTAGTAGCTGCAGCAGTTGCCGAGTTACTCGCAGCAGCAGCAGATGTTACGGCCGTGTTTGCTTGTGTTGTTGCACTAGTTGCGGATGTAGCAGCAGAGGTTGCACTACCAGCTGCAGCGGTTTCTGATGCTGCGGCATTAGTAGCACTAGTAGCTGCGGCTGCTACAGATCCTGCAATACTTGCTACGTCTGCGGCTGCGTCAGTAGCAGATGAGGCAGCAGCCGTAGCTGAAGTTGCTGCATTAGTTGCGCTAGTAGCAGCTGCTGTTGCACTAGTTGCTGCGTTAGACTCACTAGTTGCTGCGTTAGACGCACTAGTTTCCGCATTTGTTTCTGATGTTGCAGCATTAGTTGCTGCTGTTTGTGCTGCTAATACGTCAGCGCCTACAAGGTCAGGAATACCGTCAATAAGCGTGTCAGTAAACAGACCACCAGCGGCGGCATTATCAGTAGCGCCCGTAAATTGTCCCGGTCTTGCTGCTGTCATTATATCAACCCTCTTCCATTAAAGTTAACTTGTAGGTTTCCACCCGATGCATTTCGTTTAGCATCTTCATCATTTAGTTCAGTAATTTCATTCTTAAACAAAGCTAGATACTTTGCCGCCTGATCGTCTTCTTGTACATACGTAAATATTTCTGCCAGCGCTCCATAAAGAAGTACTCTTTCATTTTCATCACGTAACCAATTAGGGGTAGTATTCCCAACATAATATGTAGTTGTTACGGTTCCTGCGGGATCTGCTGCCTGCGCAGCGGCAGATGTTGCATATGCCGTAGACCCAGTATTACTATTAAAATATAGAGGTGCTGCACCTGTTACTCCTTGGGATGAAACAGTAAGAAACCCTACATTATAGTTTAATACGGTAACTGCATATGTTGCATTTAAAGCAGGAAGTCTACGATAATAGTAAAGCTCAATTGTATTTGCATCACTACCTTGATTAGAGTATCCAAAGCCTGGGCTTAAATATACTACATTTCTTTCTCGTGCCCAATAGTTATTTCCAGAATATTTTTCTGAAGTATTATCGTTGAACGTACGTATATCTAATTTTTCATTAAATACACGAATAGTTAAACCATTTGAATCAAGTTCTTTAATTTGAATAAATTGAATAAGATCATATGGTAATTGAATTTCTGTTTTACTTGGCTGAAATCCAGTTGTTCCAGTTGTAGCCGACTGAAGCAAAGCCTTTTCGTAGATGGCTACATTTTCTAGTGGTGGCACACGTAAAATGCGATACGCTTTATCTGCAGCGTATCTAAGTGCATCTTGTATAATCGTATCGCTTACAACTTCTTCGTCTCTATTACACCAGTTACGAACAAGTGCCACTAGTTCATTATAGGTCATTGCCATAGTGGGCCTCCTAATTAAGTATTGACTAGTAGATCTCGGTATTCAGTAAACAAAATATGTTTTAGTTTTTTCATATTATTCGGATTTTGCATAAACGTTGGGCTATGCAAATCAAGCTTATGATCCTGTAAAATTTTAATTGCAACAATATCTGGAATTGTAGCCATCTTACGATAGCCATCTTTACGAATTCCAAAGTATTCTTGTTTATCACGATCATGTTTTGCTTGTTCTTTATATTGGCTAATATTTTGTTTGGCTTCCCAATCTCCTGTTTCAAGATCAAAGCCAGCATTAATACCTGTATCTTTTCCAACAGTTGCACTGTGGAACTTAAAGTCTGTTTCTTTTGACATGTCCTCTTCTCCTTAATTAAGCAGCCGGTTCTGTATATGCTACAAATCGACCAGACTTCCCAATATAACCTAATTCAGCACCTGTCGGCGCTGCCGTACCTGTAGCCCCAACTGCAAGAGTTGGTGTGCCAATATCAAGATGTGTTAATTGATAACCACCACTGGCAACTTGCGCAGTACGCCATACACATGTTTCTGCGGGGTAAGTATTCCCGTTCGCTGTTTTAATAACTAGCATTTACTGTACTCCTTTTATTTAACGGCAGTTATAAATTTTACCGCCTGATTTTTTATAAACTGGATCTTCTTGAAGGGTTGAAGGACCTGTACGCTCTTTATTCATTGGATGATTTGGATCAGCGTATTTATTTTTAAGTTTTTCTTTTGGTTTTGGCTTTGGTAAAGGTACTGGTTTCATTTAGTACTCCTATTAAAAAAAAAAGGGGGAAGCCATAAGACTTCCCCCTAAATTGCTTAGTTCAAGCCGTAAATAGCACCACAACCCAGTGGGTTACGTACTTCTAAAGTAGCTTCTTCAACCATCATACCAACAGTTGAGTCACCCTTTTGGCCTACGTCAACTTCTGCCATTGGGCGAAGTGTAGCCATATTAAACCACATTGGATCATAGATCAATGCAGAGAAGTCAGCTACGTTAGTAGTTGCCGCAAGATCAGCAGGGGAAGCGTTTGAGTTAATAAACTGTACGCTGTTTGAAAGACCCATAATGTAGTTAGGAACTACCATAAGATCACCAAAGTCAGACATGTATACATCAACAGATTGACGCAGCTTACCTGAATCATCAATGTTACGCTGTACGCCAGTTGCACCAATCATAAGATCAGAAAAGTCACGGCGTAGTTTTGGTGACACCATAACTTTATTTGCTTTCCCGCCTTGCTCGTAGATTTTCTGCATAACAGCATCAATATCTGTTAGTGCAAGAGAACCTTTTGTTGGAGCAGCAGTAGTTGTTAGCGAAGAACGAACTACCTGGGTACCGTCAGTTGTAGTAGCAGGAGCTGCCCACTGACCGGCATACACAACAGTATCACCAGAGTTGATGAATGACTGGTAACCACCTGCAGAACGTGCAGTATTACCCTGAACACCAACAGCTGCAGATACGTTGAATGAGTGAATCATATCATGCTCAACGTCACGGCGCAATTCAGTACCGCGCTTCTTTAGCTGGTAAGCATATTCATCGGCAATCCCTGCCTGGTCTACTGCACGGCGAGTGCCTGATACAGCAATTGTTTTACCGTTGATCTGAGTGTAGTTACCCAGACGTGTGCGGTATGGACCAGTACGTGCAAAGCGATCACCAACAGCAGGAGAACCTGTACCACCAGAAACAGTTGGTTCGATATAATCGGTACCTTCTGCAATACGTGATGAGCCAGGTGTATCCAACTGGTCTGTTTGCCATTCATGATAAATAGCAGTTGCTTTAGCTTTACCAATAGATGACATGAATGGGGTTTCATCACGAGTGATCATCGTGATAAAGTTAGCTAGATCTTCCCGCTGGGAAACATCTTTACCGGTACCGCGAGCTGGTCCTTGAGGACCTCCGGTACCACGAACACCAAGAGTGCTAGACATTATTTATACCCTCCTAAGGTATTAAAGGTTTAATGAGCGTTCAGCAAGTGTTCTTAAGAAAGCCTGTTGTTCGTCAGCAGAAGCTTGACCGCTTAGTGCGCGTCTACGAGTAGCTTCTCGTGCATCTTCTTTTTGTTTAGATACAGTCTTTGCTTTACGAAGCGGTGCTTTCTTAGTTGGAGTAGATTTACGTTTAACAGCACCTTTTGATACACCTTGTTTCAGGCGTCGGTAATCGTCAACAAACTTAACAATAATAGGATCTGCAATTGAATCTAGTACTTCCGGGGAAATACCTTCTTCAATAGCAAATTGGCGAATAGCGCCTGCTATATCCTCATTAAAGTCTGGGATCAAAGTTGGAATTGTTTCATTAAAATATTCTAATTGTTCTTGCCATTCTTTTTCATTTGTTTGCTGCTCTTGTTTAGAGACTTGCTCTACCAATTGCTCACGCGCTTTTCTGGCATTCCAATAATTTTTTTGAACCTGCTCTCTTTGATCTTTTAGTTCATTAACTTCATATGTATCACCGTCTTTACGGGCTTTTTCAATTTTCCCTTCAAGATTATGATACTCCGCAGCTAGTGCTTGTTCATTAGAATATAGGACAGAAGCAGAGGCTTTGGACATTACACCAAGCTCTTCTACTTTTGTTTGATATTCTTCTTCTAACTCTTTTCTTGCATCACCAAGTTCTCGACCCTTTTTAGAAAGATGTTGCTCGGTAGAGTAACCTTTAATAAGATCACTAAAAGATACTTCGGCAAATTCGCCATCAACTTTGATAACAACCTTAGCATCTAAGTCTAAGTCTTCAATAGCATATACATCTGATTCTTCGGTAGCGGCATCTGATTCCTCTTCAGCGGCATCTTCTTCTTCAGTATTTACTTCTTCTTCTTCGACTTCCTCTTCTTCATCTTCGCTAACGGCTTCTTCAGATATATTTGGGTCTTCACTATCTGATTCTTCCGGGTCTAACTCAGGTACCTGCTCAGTGGGTAGAGATCCAACAAACTCTGAGTTTGCTATGATGTCAGCCAGCAAGGTGTCTTCAGTTTGACCATTATTAACCGGTGCTACAGAGTCATCCATAGGGGTAGAGTCCATTTGGGCTTCGGTATTTTGTTCCATTAGTTAGTCTCCTTTTTTAAAGAGTCTTTTTCGGAATTTGAAAGCTTAGAATACCTTTCTTTTAATGCATGCATATTCACTAGGGTATCAGCATTTAGCCGAGCCTTTCCAGCGCTGCGCATTGAATCGTATTCAAGCGTGTTAATCATTTCATCATAATTAGTTACGAGTTGATTATAATTAATCTTCCTCATTCGTATCCCCCTGTAGGTGTGGGATGTTTTTCCCATACATCTCGAAGTTTATCATTTTCTCTTTAACACTACCAAGTGCCATAGCAGAAGAGTAGAGGAACTCTCGAGATTTAGTTTCATGCGGCTCCGTCTTGAGCCATTCAATAAAGAGGTCTACTAATACCTCTCCATATACTTCATCAAAAAATTCTTCACGTTCTCTGGCGGCGAAGTGCCCTTTTACGTGAGCACGACGCGCCAATTCTTCTGGATGAATTTTATGATTCCCGTATGATTTATTATTACCCAGCTTCGTCTCAGCTGTCTTACGGTATTTATCCATTAAATCCTCATTGTTGTTGAGTATTAGGCTGCAGCAATCCACGAGCCATATTCAAGATTTGCGTATAATCAGGGTGCGGAGGAATCTCAGCCCCTTCTTTAATTGCCTTAATATTAAGGTCAGCCCATTCTTGAAAATGTTTATCAATTGCAACAGCAAGTTGTTTAGAATTATCATCAAACGTATTCTTTGTTTGAGCATTAGTATACATAATATTAGCTTCTGATAAAGCAATATCAACCTCAGCTTTACGCTGTTGAGCTTGTTGTTGAGCTTGAGCAGCTTGAGATTGCTGTTCAATAGCCTGCATTGCTTTAGCTTTAAAGTCATCTGTCGTATAATCTTCAAGGAAGTCGTTGCTATCAAGATCTAAAGCCTCAATTAATTTAGTTGCAAGAACTGCAGGAGCAGCGGGTTTAACAACCATACCTGCACCTTGTTGATTAAGCGCAGGAAGAATTTCTGCACCTATTTTAGATAGCTTAGCAATTTTAGAACTATTAGAGTTTTCACCAATATCAAGAAGAATTTCTACTTCCATTTTTGAAGGAAGGGAATCCATATTAATAGTTTTAAATACCCCTTGCATATTATAGCTAGCTTCACCTTTAATTGAAGACTTAAGAGTATGATACAAACCTTCAATCAAACGCTTAAATCCAGTTTCAGCAAATCGCCTTGCAATATGTTGAATACGTTTTTGTGCAGCCGATTGTACAGCAGAAAGCTTTTGCTCTGAGTTACCAGATACATATAATGTATCATTAAGACCTTGAGCAGCTTTTGACATACCTGTTGCTTGTTCTTTAATAAGCTGCAAATGTTCAAGCAACGGTACTGTACCTGTAGAAATTGCTTCAGGTGGTAATTGTTGAACCGCTCCAACCGGACTACCATTAGTTGGAATAATTTGTTTTGGCTTCATATTCTGCAGCGCAGAAAAGTCTACAACATTTGGATCCGCTAATTTTGGAGAGTAGTTAGTTAAATAAGTATTTTCTACAAACCCTCGTAAAATAGCAGTTGAAGCTAAAGTTGCGCTACGGGTAAAGTCTGCCATTGATAAACCAAAGAATTCATGTGGAATATCAATTGGTACAATATCAGCAAGCGGCAGCATATCACAATCTTCTTCATGCAGTATGTGTGTGCCTGCTACAATAAGATGTTTAAGTTCCGCGATACCATCGCCGTCTCTATCAACACGAAGCCAACATTCAGTAACAGTTACTTCACGATTTGCTTCCAGCGGTGTTTCACTTGTAGAATTAGAACCTTGGTAATACTCTTGCCCGGTAATTTGTTTACGTGCAGCAACATCTTGAGCGTAATCTAATGCGCCCATCCATGTACCAGCATCACTTAATTCATCCCAGTCTTTAATTGTTTCTGCCATTTCTGGGTAATACTTACGAATCTCTGACCGAGTCATTTGATTCTGAATACCAACAAAAGAAGCGTTTTCAATATGCGTAGCATCCCGAGAAATACGAAAGTTTTCTGGCGGAACAAGTTCTAATTTAACTTTACATTTATTAATTTCTTTACGTACTCGTACATTTATATATACAAGTTCTACTTCAGGACCCATTCCATCTGATTCCGCTACTGCGCGGTTTTCAAATTCTAGGTCTCCTACAATTTCTAAGCTATCATCAGATAAAATTTCATCTAGTTTTGTTTGACTAATCTCTTCATATTCTTCAAATACATAATCATAATCTTCAATATAGCCCCAGCGAATTACTGCATTCTTCCATAAAAGCGCAGACTTCATCCACTGTTCAAGTATTTCCCAACCATTATTTTGTTTAAAGATTGTATAGTTAACAAGCATCGCAGCATCTTTAGCGCCTTGAAAGGCACCTGGTGTATCATTCCAAGGAAGAAATCTACCAATGCGCTGATTGCTTAAAAACAAATCACACAAGACTGCAGTATATGCCTCAACAACTTCAGTTGTAGAAGTATCTACAATAGCTGATACACCTTGCGGTGATAGGTGAGCAACAGGTAATCCTGCATATTCATAAGTTGCTTTTAATCTTTCTCTAGCTAAGTCAGATGAATTAAGCCAATCACCGGTAGAGTTCTGTACTCCACTTTCAACAAGATTAATTAACTGTTCATCAGTTACTGCTTCTTTATAACCGTAAGGCGTCATTAATACTTACCTCCGGTATTTGAATATATAGGTTTTGTTTTTTCTAATTCTTTTGACGTATAGCTTCCAGCTTTAGGAAGTGGCCCTTGAGGTTTCTTGGGCTCTTTCATTTTTTGAGGCTTTTGTATAAATCTCGACATTTACCGCTCCTGGGTTTTATGTTCTATGAGCGCGCACCTTTGCAGCAATATTTTTAGGTTGCTTAGCATGTTGCTTACCAGATTTAATTGCTTTTCTTTTTGCACGAGTAGTGGCCGAATGCTCTGCAGGGGTTAGCGCTTTAACTGCAGAAGCCGGCATATATCTTTCACCAGTTGCTAATGGCCCTTGTGTAGAAGGTTTACCACTTCGTGTTCGCCACTTCTGAGAAGTCCATTTGCTTAGGCTCTTTTGTGACGGTTTCTTTGCCATTAGTCTCTATAGCCTCCGCCGTTTGCTTTATATTGTTTAGCAAGCATTTGAGCTTTTCTAGCTGACCATTGGCCTGGCTTACCGCCTTTATTACCTGCTTTAATTCGATTAAACAAGTTCTTGCGCATTGTTGGTTTGGTATAATTCCCTGCTTCATTAACTGCCATCCTTTTAATCCTCACCATTTTACTTTATGAGACCAATACTTAGCTGATAAAGGACCTGCAGGTTTGCCTTGTGCATTATGGCGAGCATAGTAAGATTTCTTACGGGCTTTATCTTTTGCGGTCTTAGGGTTTTTACCAGCGCCTGTAACTCCTTGTTGACCAAATCTAATTAGTTGCTCTTTACCACCCGACCTTGCAAGGACAGCATGGGACTTTGTTGGGTGTCCGGGGGTTCGCTTTGGTTTATTATATCCGGAGAATCTTTCTCCTGCTTTTTCAACTGACAAATTACTTCTCCATATCCCCATCTAATAACTGGGCTTTTATATTGTTTTCTTTTCCGTTTAGGTTTTATTCTCATGTCCCATCCATATTCCAAAAACACCGGTCATCACACCCATAACTACAGAAACAAATGCGGACTGGGCGCCTGTTGGTGCATCTAAAGACATAAACCATTCAGCACAACGCCAGGACATAATTGTAGAAATTAACATCATAAATCGAGGAAGTATCTTCCATTTAAGAAATGTTTCTATACTCATTAATATCTCCTTAAATTAAATGGCGGATTTTTCCCCTACCTCCGCCGGGGTAGTGAGGACACGGGAACTCTAAAGCCACTGCGTACTATCTTCCATTTGTCCGGATACTCTTTGAGACCATGGAACCTTATTTACAGTTAGCTTATCATAGTGTGTGCGTAATGTTTCTAGTGCGATTGCTGCAGCCATAACAGTATCATCATGACACCCAGGCGCAGCTTCAGTCCTACCAGAATCAGTACTAATATAATCTTTTAGTTCTTGAATCATTACTTTCGAGGCAATCCAAATATCATCATTCTCAATAGCATTTTTTAAATTGCCTATAATATGAGGTTTAGTTACTTGAGTTGTCCTAAACCCAGGTACCTGTCCTTCTTCCTTCGAGATTGAAGAGATCTTAGTTTGTTTATATAAATTAATATAATTCATCTGTGTTAATCGAGATAGCGTGGCGACGCCCATGGAATTACTTTCAACAGTAAGCAGAGCATTATTATAGTACCTACCTAAGTAAAACAAAAGATCTCCAAACTTACTAGGGTCTAAATGGTTATCTCTGAATAAAGCAATTATTCTTCTTTCTGTATCTAAGACTACGGCTGTTGAATAATCTTGGCCTACCCCAAGTGCAACATCTGCAGCTACAATATAATTACTATCCCAGTCAGGATACTTCCATATATGTAGCTTACCTTCATTAGATGGTTCCCAAGTA